GACCACGCTATTAGTTCTATTGCTGATGTAATTGTATTCGTAAACTTTGTAAAACAAGATACGACAAATCTTAGTCTTACAACTTCTACTAGAATTGGATTAGGAGGTACGTTAGTTTCAAGTGATATTGTTGAGATACACTATCTTGGAAAAGCAGTGAATACACAAACTCCAGCTACAGGAACAGTTACTAATGATATGTTAGCTGGTAGTATTGCAAATTCAAAACTTGCTAACTCTAGTATTACATTAAATGGCTCAGCAGTTTCTTTAGGTGGTAGTGCTACTGTAGGTGGAAATAATACACCTAATTTTAGAGCAAGTTTAGCAAACTCTCCAACTTTAGGAACAGGTGCAGAAGTTTATGTTACAATGGATAATGAAATTTTTGATTCAGATAGTGCATACGATACATCAACAGGGAGATTTACTGTGCCATCAGGGAAAGCAGGACTTTATTTTCTTCAAGCACAAATAAAATCTGTTTCAAGTGCAGACTTTAATATGTTTGAAGTGCAAATTTTTCAAAATAGTTCGTCTATTGCAGAAGCAAGACATTATCATGACCATGAAAATACTGTAAGTGTGAGTGTTTTAGTTAATGCGAGTGTTGGCGATTATTTTAGAGTTAGAGCTTTTCAAAATGCTGGAAGCGATAAAACATTAGCTGAAAATAGCAGATTTACTTTTTTTCAAGGATTTAAATTAATATGAGTATTTATTATAAAATTAGAGCTTATTTAGAAAAAGATTTTGAGCTAAAAAAAGAAGTAAGTTTTGAAGATGATAACGGAACTATTACAATTACTCATTGGAATGAAGAAAGTTTAGGAAAAGCAAAACCAACTTTAGACCAATTAAACGCATTAGAAACTGAAGCAACTAAATTACAAAATAATGCTATTGCTGTAGCTAACAGACAAAAAGAATATGGAAGTACAGCTGAGCAAATAGAATACATTACAGAAAATGGTTTGGAAGCATGGCAATCAAAAGTTCAAGAAATAAAAACAAAATACCCAAAGGAGAATAGTTAATGCCTTTTACTAAATTATTACCTACTTCTATTGACCTAGCACAAAACTTTGCTTTTACTGGTACTGTAACTGGAGCTGGTGGAGGAAAAATAGTTAAAACAGCTATGACAGGTAGTATTAATTTTTCTGGAGATGTTGGTACATCATCAGATAGTTTTCAATATTTTGGAAATGAATTATCTTTTACTCCAACAAGTTCATCTAATGCTTTAATCTTTCATCTTCATTTATCAGATGTGTATGTAACAAGTTCTAAAAATATTGATTTAACAATATATGATAAAACTAATTCTACTTATGTTACTGGTGCGGCTGGAAGAATGTCAACTAAATATTCAACAGATGACAGCAACGAGCCAATAACTTTAATGTATATTATGGAAACTGCTGGAAGTGGTGCTAGAACATATCAAGGTATGTACAAAAGACGAGGTGGCAGTGGCACAGTTTATGCAAACAATGGTGGTAGTAATGGTATTTGTAGATTTTGTATAATGGAGGTTGTTAATGGCTAAAAAAATACCTTTAGGTGATGCAATTATATCTCTTAATCCAAATGCAATTTTTTCATACTATGATGAAGATATTAATTGGTTAGAGGGTACAACACCAATTTCTTTAGAAGATATAAAAGCTGAACAAGAAAGATTACAGGAAATAGAGGATAATAAATGAGTTACTTAGGCCGTGGATTAGAACAGGTAGATAACATATCGAAATTAGATAACCTCACATTCAATGGTGGGACAACATACGCCTTAACAAAAGATAGTGCAGCATTTACTCCTATAAGCAGTAATGCTCTACTAATATCTATTGATGGCGTAATACAACAAGGTAACTTTTCAGTATCTGGTACAAACATAGTATTTAACTTTTCTCCTACTGGAAGTAACACTTGTGATTTTATTTTACATTATGGAACTGGCGTAGCTTTTACTCCAGCTGATAATTCAATCACAAAAGATAAAACTAATTTTGTTTCTACTTCTAGCTCGGCTGGTTTAGAAATAAAAGGTGATGGTACAACTGATGGCACTTTGCAGCTCTCGTGTTCCCAAGGATCGCATGGGATTAAGCTAAAATCGCCAGCACACAGCACTTCAAGTAGTTACACACTTACCTTCCCAGGTACTGATCCAGCAGCTGATAAGATGTTACAAACAGATGGCTCAGGTAATTTAAGTTTTGTTGATGCTCCTAGTGCTGGATTAAATTTATTATTAGATACAACATTAAGTAACTCAGCTAGTTTTACTGCTGATAATACAATTCTTACAACAACATATAAAAAATATATTATTGATTGCGTAAATTTAGAATTGCAATCTCAAAGTCATGTTGCATTAACAGGTTCATCAAACAACGGCAGTTCTTATATTTCTTCTGGATATCAATACACAAATTTTATTATGACTTCTTCTATGAGCAACAACGAATATTATACAAGAATGAATAATAGTGCGAGTGCAATAGACTTTGTTGGAAATGCACAAACAATAACAAATGATAAACACATTGACGCAAGAATTGAATTGTACAATCCAACAGGTGGCAATGATTACAAAAGGGTTTTATTTCATGCTGGATACTCAAACACTTCTAACCAAGAAATTACTGTTATGGGTACTGGAACTTTTGGAGGTGGTATAGGAACTGATGCCTTAAATAATATAAAAATTGCAGCTGGAACAGGTAATTTAAAATCTGGTAGTATCAAAGTTTATGGAGTTTTATAATGATTGATTACGAATATAAAAATGTAAGTGGTAAAAATATAAAATTAACAGATGCAGAAATAAAAGAATTACAAGATAGAGATACTGCTTACGAGTTAAAATCTGGTGAAAGAAAACTTGCTGAAATAAAAGATATAAGATTGCAAAAATTAAAAGAAACAGATTATCTTGCTACATCAGATAATACTATGTCTGATGAAATGAAAGCATTTAGAAAATCTATGCGAGATATACCACAAGATTATTCTGAAGCAGACTATGACGATTTACTTGCTACTGATGAGCAAGGTAACTTAACACATACAGTATGGAGTAAACCATGAGTTTAATTAAAGTAAAAGGAAGTTCTATTGATGGAGCTTTGGCAGCTGTAGATGGCTCGGCTCTAACTGGGATTAGTGCTGGTATTTCACAAGCTCAAATGTGGAGGTTGTCATCAAGTTTTACTGGTGATGCTACACCTATTGCTTCAAATTTAGAAGCAGCAGATACTGATAGTCCTGGTGCGATTGGAAGTGCTATGACACAATCTTCTGGTATATTTACTTTTCCATCAACTGGTATGTATTTAGTAACAGCTCATGGAGAATTTTTTCACAACGCAGATTCAAGATATAATCAAATAATTATTGAAGTTACAACTGATAATAATACTTATTCTGAAGCTGCAAAAACAAGTGGTGGTGTTGCAGTAGCAGAATCTACTCACACATATAACAGTTGTTCTAGCCAAGTTATAATAGATGTAACTGATACATCAAATGTAAAAGTTAGATTTACTTCAAGTGTTAGTGTTGATGCAACTTCAACTGCTGGAGCAAGTTCATACAACCGAACACATTTTAGTTTTATAAGAATAGGAGATACATAATATGAGAGATGATGGCAGACCAGACCACATAGAAGATGCTTTAATAAGAATACATTCTAGACAGTGGTTTACATGGACAGATAGTAAAAATAAAATTTATGCTAACTTACGATTAACAGAAAAAGTTGGAATAGATGGAAACATTGTTGATAATCCAATTACTGAACTTCCTAGTGAAGAAGAAGTAAATGCAAAACTAAAAGAGTTACAAGATGAATGGGATAGTAACAATGCTTAATCCTAAATGTGATTGCGGAAAAGACGAGTGCGATTGTCAGTAGATGAAAGTAAGCGAATCAACTGAGATCGGACTTCCTCTCAAAAATTTATTAGGTTTACTAGCAGCTGTAGCAACAGCTGTATGGGCATACTTTGGAATTATTGAAAGATTAAACAATATAGAAACCCAAGGTAAGTTAATGGTAAATGATGTAAAGGAAAATACTGAGTTTCGTATTAAATGGCCTAGAGGTGAAATGGGATCACTGCCAGCAGATAATGAGCAGTTCATGTTAATAGAACATATAGCTGGCCAGGTAGAAAAACACACTGAACAATTAGAAGGTGGCATGCATAACAAAGTGAATATTGATTTTTTAAAAGATCAAGTAATGAAGTTACAAGCTGATGTTGAAAAATTAAAAGATAAAGTTAGGGAAAACGGAAATGGTCATTGAGTATGTGTTTAGTTTATGTATGTGGGTTAATGGTTCGTTAGATGGACACATGATAACAGATGGTTTGGCACACTGCCTAAAAGCAAAGCGTGAAGCTGAACGCAACTTATCACGATCAAGAGAAAATGTAATACGTTACGAGTGCGGTAAAGTAAAAGCTGAGTTAGTTCCTGATAGTGAAGGTAATCTAAAAATATTACGCATAATAGAAGATAAATACTAATGATAAAATTAGCTATGGCTATTATCATAACAACCATGCCTGGTTGGGAGTCTGTTAGATATCAAGGTTTTTTATATCCTGATATGGAAAGCTGTTATGCATCTACACATTTATATGTTGAGCAATATAAAAAGATTGCAAAAGAAAATGGAGATGATGCAGCACACTTTAGTTCTATTTGTTTTGAAGTAGATTCATATCCTATAAAAAAATTTGACAATATGGTGTTAGGTATTTGAGCTAATGCCAACTGATAAAATGAAACTTGGACTAGAGTCTGAGTTCATAGCAGCTGCCTGGTTAAGTAAATTAAATTATTCTATCTACTGGAAAACTTGTGATAACGATCCGATAGATCTTGTTGCAGTAAATAGAGATAATGGTGAAACATTAAAAATAGATGTCAAAACTGTAAGCAGAAGAAAAACCTGGAAGCCTGGTACACTGATTAGTAGGATGCCAAGTGTAATACAAAAGAAGTTAGGAGTTATAATTTTATATGTCGATAGAAAAAATAACGAGTGCAGATTTGCAGATAGTAAAAGATCGAGTTCGTGAACATGAAGGTTTTAAATTAGAGCCTTATTATTGTACCGAAAATTATTTAACTGGAGGAGTAGGGCATAGGATTATGCCTGGAGAAGATGTGCCAAAAACTGAAGAAGGGTGGATGGCATTGTATGATAAAGATTTTGATGCAGCTGTAGCAGCTGCTGATGAGATTACGCCAGATAAAATTAATCCAATAGCCTTTGGCGTAGTTACAGAAATGATTTTCCAATTAGGGAAAAATGGCTGCATGAAATTTAAGAAGATGCACCAGGCGATAGCAGATGAGAACTACAGCGAAATGGCTGCACAGATGTGTGATTCCAAATGGTATCGACAAACAAAAACAAGATGTGAAAGTCTTGCAAATTTAGTGAGGGATTTATGAATACAATTAAAGAAGTATGGAAAGGACTTTCTAAAAGAGGAAAGATTCTGGCTGTAGCTGTAATTGTTATAGCTGTACTCGTAGTAATTAATAGCTTCTAATGGTTTGGCAATTATTAGCAAAACCACTTTTAGGTGTAGCAGCTGATGGTGTAAAAGCCTTTGCAGCTAACAAAGCAGCTAAAAACGAATTAAAATTAACTGAGATAAAAGCATCTAAAAAAAGGATGGAGGACATCGCAGCTGGTAAAATCGCCTGGGAGCAATCAGCTGTCGATCAAATGGCAAGCAGCTGGAAAGATGAATTTTGGACTTTAATCTTTGGAGGAATATTATTAGGATGTTTTTTGCCCTGGACACAAGATTATGTTGCCAAAGGTTTTGTCTTTTTAGATGAGCATACACCTTCCTGGTTCAGCACATGTTTGATTTTATGTATATCTGCATCATTTGGTATTAAGGGTGCAAAAGGTGCTATGGGCATATTTTCTAAGAAAAAGTAAAAAAAAAGAGCCTCTCAGGAGGCTCTCAGTGCGTTTGTAGCAAGTCGGCTGTATGATTAGACCTGGGTAATTTTACCTTTTTTGACCTTTTTTTTTATTTGCCAAAATGATTTATCTTTACCAATTGTAAATGTATCTGATAGTACAGCTGCAATCTCTTTTAGATCTTGCAGCTGCTGCTTGTTAAGTTCTTCTTTTTTTTTCTTAGCCATTAAAGATCTCGTTTATATTATCTCTATCTTTATCAAGATCATCCCAAGTAGTATTGTAAAGATCGGACATCTTATCATCTACATGCCCCAGCTGTTTTTTAATTCTATCTTTGTTATGGCCAGCTGTTCTTCTTAATGAGTTATTATATCTTCTATATTGATGTGGACTAAATAAACTTGGATCTAATCCAGCAGCTATAGCATTATCTTTTATAACTCTATTATTAACATTAGCCTGGTTTACAATTTGACCTTTTAATGATGGAAATAATAACCACTTAGGATTACTAAATACACCTTCGTTGGTCATCATAAAATTAATCCAATCTTTTAGATCTGTAATCATATCATCTGATAAAGCAACAATCCTATCTGAAGCATCTGTCTTAGTAATACTAATATTACCTGTCTTGCCACAATGTGATTTTGTTACTGTAACATAACCTTTTTTAAGATTAATATCGCTAATTAATAAAGGTCTAATCTCACAACCTCTAAGACCTGATTGTTGAGAAAACTTATTATAAATATAATCAAAACTTCTTTTAAATTTTACTCTCCAATTGTTTGTTGGTCGATCTTTATTAAACTTTAAATGTTGATTAAGTTTCTCTACATCTTTTTTTGTAGGAGCTATCTTCTTAACAACTCTTGATTTAGACATGTGCAAACTACGATCAACCTGGTCGCAAGGATTAAATTTTAATCCATAACCCTGGGTGATTGCAATCTTACATGCAGCCTCAAACTTAAACCAACACTTAGTATTATTATGTTTTGATAATGTGCTAGCAAAAACTCTTGATACTTCGTCAGCAATCTGTGGATCTATTTCACTACACATATAATCAGTAAGTCTACGACCTTGTATCAAAACATTATCTTTTGATTGACCTCTAATAACATTAAGATAACCTACATACTCATCGTAAGTCTTTGGTCTAATACCAGTGTGAGGATCTTTTTTATTTTGATTATATTTGTTTCTGTAGATCTCCTCCAACTTATCTAATGCAAAACAAAACTTAACATCATTAGGCACATACTTTTCTGTAGCTATGTCAGTAGCTAATTGCTTGTTAAAGTTCTTAGCCATCTGCATAGTTTCTCTTTTAAGACCTGGTTTTATTGTCCAGCTTTTTTTACGCCTTTGCTTTGTAATAGGGCAATAATAAAACAATAATACCTTATTGCCCTCTTTGTTATAAAATGGTGCAGACATTTATTTAACCTCCTTAATAAATTAATCTTTGTACCCACACTGCTTTGCCAGCATCGACAATTTTTGTATCGTACAAATCTTTGTTAATCTCAGCTTCAACTTCTTTGCAGCTGTCTAATGAATCTGATGAGAAATATAATCTCCATTTCCCTTTATGATATCCAGAATTACAAGCCTTATATAATTTATGACGATTAATTCTCTCCCAGTGATAGCCAGGATCTGGTTCAGTTTTTGGATAATCTTTTACTCTATCAAAAAAAGAAAGATTATTTTTTAGATCAATATGTTGGTTTTCTAAACTTTTAACTTTTTTCAATTATTTCTCCTTTCCTACACATTGTGGATCTTGTTTAATTTCTTCGACAAGACTTTTTGCCCAGGTACTTACCTTCTGTGGTTTATCTTGTTTAACTAAAACTAATTTACCATCGCTATCGTACTCATACTCTTTTATGCTTACGATAGAGTCTGGCTTAAAATTATAAACAACTTTTTTATTAACCATTATTAACCTCCACTAATTTAACTCCAACAATGTTTGGATTTACATTTTTAAGATAATCTTTTGTTTCTAAGAGAAGATCTAAAATCCCATTAAGATCCTCGGCATAAACATCTTTTTTAACAACATCATCTTTGTTTTTTCTACTAAAAGTAATGTCATAAAGATCTGCACCATTTAACAAAATCTCAATAGTGCCTTTTCTGTTTTTTAGAACTGTTGTACCGCTAACAGTAAATTTTAAACCAGGTAATTTGTTATCTCCGCCAACAGCTCTAAAATCTCTAGCTGCATAGCACATCAACTGATACTTGCTAATTTGCCCCTTAATAGTTTGAGCAACTTGCATATTATAATCTTGCATTTTTTCCTTTCTGTTAGTTTTTTTTATCACTTACATTTATAATATAAGCATTAAATGCTAATATACAAGCGGTTAGTCAATCTTTTTTATTAACAATTTTTAGGGTAGCATTTAGGGTAGCGGTCGTAGGTGGTCTTAGGTGGTCTTACCTGGTCGTGGTTGGTCGTACATGGTCGCAGAAAACTTGAAAAAATTTATTTTACAAGGTAAGTAAGCCAACTTCTAAGCGGTAGGTCAAATGTTCGAATCATTTCGGGCGCGCCAGCTATTTACCCCAGAACTCCGCCAAATATTAACATTACAAAGAACAGCTACAATTTTGAAAAATCAAAAAGGTAGCAAAAAAGGTAGCAGTAGTCGTTTTTTTACTAACTCTTTTGTTATTTATTTTTATATATGAAGGAAAAAAGTACCGCTACCTTTTTAGCATTTACACTGTAAATTTATTTTTAAGATCTGTGATTTCTTTTCTTAGTTCTTTGTTTTGTTTTATCTTTTTGTCCAGGAGATCTTCTGCAAATTTTACTTTCCAGGAAGTTTTATTCTTAGCTAATTCTTTTTGGATCTTAGTTAGATATACAGCTGCATCCAGTAATTCTTCAATTGCATTATCTAGCCATTTATCCATAGTTAGCTCAGCCTGAACCATAGTATTTTTATACTTTAAAATGCCTTTATTTGACCTCTCAGCGAGTTTATTAATGATGTCCTGTACCAATGGATCATTTGATTTACCTGGTGGTGTATTGTCTAAAATTATAGATTTAAGATCTAGTTCTGTTGTCATTCCAAGCCTGTAATTTGTTATATGTTATGTAATAAATTTTATCTATTTTTTGCATGGGTAAACCATGTTTATCAATTAGCCTTCTGATTCTTTTTTGTTTAGCTAATTTTGACATCTGCGGATTAAAGAGAATATCTCCTACCTCCGCAGTAGTCAGTAATTTATCTGGATTTAGTTCCAAGGAACATCCTCCTCAACTGTTGCAGCTGCTGCTGGTGGTTGTTGTGTTGCTCCTCCGCCACCACTAGCATATTTAGGATTATGATCTTGTATATTGATCGTCATCTTATCTGCTCCACCTTGTGTAAATCCACGCCACATAACAACATCATACTTACCAGCTGGTATTGTTATATCTTCTTTGAACTCAACGCCCTGGCTGTGCGATTTAAATCCAGGTCTAGGTGGATTTGTTGGCACTTCTTTTACAGCGTCTTTAAGTTCATCAGTTTGTGCAAACACATCTATGTAAATAACATGCTGCCCTTTTTTATTAGGCTTTACTCCTCGTATCATCTGCCCTCCAATATTTTTAGTTGATTTCTATAAGCCTTAGTAATTTCTTGCTCATATTTTCCACCTTCAATAAAATTTTGGTAGGGTGTTACATTTTCAGCAAGATTACCCAAATGTGTATCTTTTGTGTTTTTAATAATAGCTATGACATAATCTTTTTTCTCCTCGTCAGTTCGTAAATTATTAAATTCATCAGGAGCAGCAAGCGTATTCTTACTGCTCCCTATCCCAGAATCGTAATCATTATTTTTAGCTTCATTTTTGACCTGGGAATTTCTTTGATCGATTTCATCTTCACTGTAGAAATCGCCATGCATACCAGCTAACTTTAATACAGCACGATCTATAGATCTCTTTTCTGCCATAGCTGTTGGATATGCATTATGACTATTTTTTGGAGAGGCTTCTCCAAATGTTATAACTTTTAAACCATCTTTGACAGCTGTGCATTTGACCACGCAGCTGCCGATCGATAGATCTACGAAAGATAAATTAAGATCTACAATTGTAATTTTTTCATCTATGGCAATACGTTCCATAGCTTTGTGTGTTATTGCCCACTTCTTTGCATGTTTCATAAACCATAGATCTTCTTTTTTAAGACCATGTTTTTTTGCAAGCTCCATTGTTTTTTTATCCATTTAATCCTCTACTGTTTATTTTTATGTGATGCCAAACGACCTGGTGTCCTCGTTCAGTAAATCCTTTTATTTTTTTTCTTTCCTTGCACTCTTTTTGTATTTGTTTTTCTCTATAATAATTTTTAACTTTTATTCTGTATTCATGCAGATGATTAGTTGCTGGTAAGTTCATACCTCGCCCCACAATTTTTTTGCCCTAGCAACATACTCATCACCATAATCCCAAAAGCCACTATGAAACTCAGGATCTATGTTTGATAAAATATCTTTTAGCTCACTGTTATTTTTTAAAATGTTTTGTCTTACAGTATTTGTAACTCTATAATTTTCCCAATAAAAATCTAAACTTTCATCATTGAGCATATCATGTGTTTGATCGAATATTACATAACCAGGTTCATCTGTTTTTGTTCTTTTGTTAAATCCTGGTTCTTTGTCGTTTACATAAACAAGAAATATTTGTTTGTTTGTTGCTTGTTTATAAAAACCAACTTGTTTAGCATGTGCAATCTCAGGTTTTCTTGGTAATACTCCATGATCACATCTAGCTGTGCCATCTTTATTATATCTGGGTTTTTTTCTTTGTTTTGTTTTTAGTTCTACAATTACATCTTTACTTTCATAATCAATGTAACCAACCATAGGCACTTCAATACCTTCTAAATATTTTGATGCTCTTGTTTCAGATTTAATTTTTGTTTTTTCGTATTTAGGAAAGATCTCCTTCAATGCAGCTATACCATTGGCAACCATTTGTGGCATACCATCTTTGATAGCATTGAATTGTATTTTATAATCATCATCAAGATCCCATGTGGCTGGAGCTGTTTCTGTGTATTGGTACACTGCTTCTTTCGTTGCTGTATCAACAGTTAAACGATCAACAATACATGTATCAATTCCTCTTTGTGCTGCATTACCAGCTGTCATTACTGGCTTGCTTGTAAACTTCCTTCTTTCTTCGTTAGTGCAGATTAAATATTGTGCTGCCCAAATACCATTTGATTTATTTGATTGTGTTGGTGATGTGTGATCTAAACCCCATCTTAACCAGTATTCAGGTGTAAATCCTATTTTGTCCATTTGCTCCCCCTATATCGAGGGTAGATAGTTAGCATTAAAAACTAACTATGTAAAATATATTAGCAAAAAATGTTAAGTTTCTATGTGTATATCAAAGTCAGTTTCTAAAGCTTGTAAATTTACTATTCCTAAGAACATACTTGTCCACTTAACCTTTAAGTATTTAGGTGTAGTATTGCCTATACCTTCAAATTTATGTGTGCCTGATTTTTTATCTTTTTCATAAAGATATCCACAACGCCAATCATTTTTATCATCACATACAATGCCATAATTATGAATAGATTTAGGATCTATAATTTTTTCTTCAGCAAATCTTCCATCGTATAATTCTATCCAGCTTTTATTAGGTGCAAAATGCCACTCACTTAATTTGTTTTTGTTACCTCTATGCAGTATGCCAAACCAACCTGGTAAAATTGGATTTGCTAATTGTATTGTTGGCCTATGTAATTCATATTTTTCTACTTTATACCCACTATAAAATTGACCAATAATATTTAGCGGTAACTTAGGGTACATCAGTTCTTCTTCTGTAAGATCTATTTCATCTAAGTTTGCAATCTTGTGAGCCATAGTTTTTGTTAATGATGCTCGACCTTTTAAAATTTTATTAAGATGTATTTTATTAATTTTTATTTTTTTAGCTAATACCTCCTGAGTTAAACCAACTCGCTTCATATTTTCTACTAACTTTTCCATGCTTATATTCATAATATATCTAGCATTAAATGCTATCGATATAATATGCAAATATTTTTTTAAAGTTTGCAAAAAATGCTAACATAATATAATTCAATTGTATGACTTTAGAGGAATACAGAATCAAATATCAACTTACCTGGACACAACTTGCCAGGCAGCTAGGACTCCAAGATAAAAAAAATCCAACACAAGAAGTCAAACGATATTGTGTAGGAGGTGTAACACCTAGACCAGATAGATTGACTAGAATTTCAGATAACACAAATGGAGAAGTAACACCTAATGATTTCCTCGGAATACCTCGGTAAATTAGTCATAATAAAATGGATTGATGCAAAAGAAATTGAGTCTGGGTGGCATGATAGATCTGATATTTTACAGACAGCTGCTCCAGAAATTTTAAGTGTTGGATGGCTCGCTGAAAGGACAAACCATGAAATTAAAATATCAGCTGATATACCGACAGATCCTGAAGATAAAGAATCAGGTAGATCTCAGGTTATACCTCTTGGCTGCATCAAAGAATTTAATGAAATTAATTGTGGATATCTTTGGAGCTTATGACAAAAAAAAGAAAATCAGCTCCAGTTATAAGCGATGTAACTATCACCAGGCTCGGTAGTAAGCAAATTGCAACAGTTAAAATATATTCAGAACCAACAATCAAATTAGCTTCACATTACAAAAAAATATGTATGGAAAATTTTTATACATGGCGAAACATGGATGAGCAATTGTGCATGGAAGCTGATAGGGTTTTAAATGTCTATCGTAAGTAAATGGAAGTTAGTTATATTTGCTACTAAAGATAGACGATTACAAAAAGTATCACGCCAGGTGCTTACGTTATTATTAAATTATCACAATGAGAAAACTGGCCAATGCAATCCCTCACAGCTGCGACTAGCAAATGACCTGGGCGTAAGTGATAGATCTGTACGAAATGGATTAGCTGAACTTAGACAGCTTGGTTACATTGATATTATTAAAAAAGGTAATGTTGGGTTTTCCACACAATATTCCATAGACTTCAAGCTACAGGAAAAATTCTTCCAAGCTACAGGAAAAATGTTTCCAAATGACCAGGAAAAATACTTCCTACGAACTAATTTAAGAACATATTTAGAAGAAGATAAAATTAAAATTATTACTGGTGGTGGTGGTGGATAAAAATAATATTGACCTCCAAAGACTAATTGAAAAAGTTACGAAGAATACAAATGCTAATTATAAATCTGTAGTTCAAGGTACTTATGCTCCTAGAGGTAGTGATGAGTGGTTAATGAGTAAAATGGTAAAAAAAATAACACAAGAAAATTATATCGATTGGCTCAATGTAATGCTGCATGGAAAGTACAATCAAAAAAAGAAAGCAAGACAATATGCAAAACACCTCCTTGGTATTGAATAAAAAAAGAAGTAAAGTTGATGTTACGCATCTCATAAGATTATTTGATGATGCAGCTGAAACAGATAAATTATTACCTAGAGTAATTCGCAAACAGAAAATGAGTAGCTGGGTAGATTATCCTGATGAGATTACTTCTTATGGCTATACGCATATAAAAGATTTAATAGCAGTATTACCAGATCAAATTCAAATAGATCGTTGGGAAATAGCTACGAAAATATTGATGGAAATAGAAGATATGAACATGAGAAAAGTTATTTGGGCAAAAGCTAATGGTGCATCCTGGGTGTGGTTAGCTAAAAGAACTAAGATGAGTAGACAATGGATCAAAGAGAAGTACCTGGAAGCTCTCATAATCATGGCTTACAAAATAAATAAAAACAAAGACAATAAACTTTACATTATTAACAAAATAACTTACAAAACTACATAAGATGCCGAAATGTGCATCTATATTTCTTTTTTCAAAATTAAAGGAACTTTAGCTTGGTAGGTAGACCATCCAAGAAAATTATTTGTGGTGCAAGACGCAAATATGATGGACAACCTTGCCAGGCTAAAGCTCTTGAATCAGGTCGTTGTAAATATCATGGCGGCATGAGTACAGGAGCTAAAACATACCAGGGCAAATTAAGATCCTGGAGAAACTTAAAACAATATAAAAACAATGAAGAATTACTCAGACGAGATATTGGACAAGATCCTGGAAAGGTTGATGTTGGGGGAAACATTGACACAGATCTGCAAGACTAAAGACTATCCAAGTTTATCTGGTGTTTACAAATGGATGCGTAAAGATGAAAAGATTAATGATCAGATCTTACAAGCTCGTAAGACAGGAGCAGCTACAAGATTAGACCAGGCATTTGATTTACTTGATAAAGATGTAAAGCCACAAGACGTACAATGGAATAGAGAGAGATTGCATCACTACAGATGGGTAGCAAGTAAACTAATTGGTATTTATGGTGATAAGAGTAAGATCGAACAAGATAGTAATGTAACTTACAAATTTGTTTGGGATGATGGTAAAGCTAAAGCAAATGGTATAGCAGCTGCCAACAAAGAACCTGAGAAGGGTTTTTTGTCGGACAAAGTAGAAGGACTCGCGCGCACGATATGAAGTTCGATGCTACCATAAATGCTACCATTTCTAAAATTTGTCGCAGAAATCCTAGGATGTAAGACGCTTGGAGATAGGTTTACTTTTGGAAATGCAAGGTTTTTTGTAATTTTTTAAAAAAAAAGTCGCAAGTCAGCCACATTTTTTGAAAAATGGCAGAATACCTACCCCCAGGAAAATACCCTCGGTCTATTTTATATATACATTGGGAGATAAAGATACTCATGCACACAGACGATGCAGATTATTCTGCAACAGTAATTTTAGATGAAAAGAATTTGCAAGTTACTATGCAGTTCACTGGTTTTTCAGACGTAGAAGAAGCTAAATCTTTTGCTTTTTTGCTTATGGAAACCTACAAAATAGACAGAATTGGTATTCCACCTACTGAAAAAGATACGATACATTGATGGAAAAGGTAATATCTATACCATATTCGCCTAGACCACAGCAACAAGAGCTGCATAAACAGCTAGATCAGTACCGCTTTGGTGTGTGCGTCATGCACAGGCGAGGAGGTAAGTCTACATTTGGTGTCAATCACCTTATAAAATTAGCTCTAACAACTGATAGAGAAAACTTTAGAGGTGCTATGTTTGCTCCTACCAGGGTTCAAATCAAATTGATTTCCTGGGATATGATAAAACTTTACACCAGGGTCATACCTGGAATGAAGTACAACGAAACAGAATTGAGAGCAGATTTTCCAAATGGAAGTCGTATACAATTGTTTGGTGCAGAAAATCCAGACAGTGCCAGGGGGCAGTTTTTTGATTATGTATTCTGTGATGAGTATGCACAGATGGATGAGAGAATGTTTCCTGAGATTATTCGACCAGCAATCGCTGATCGCAAGGGAGGTATTTGTTTTATCGGAACTCCCAACGGAATGGATGCTTTTTATTCATTGTATGAAAAAGCAAAAACAGATCCTGAGTGGTACACAGTTACATGGAAAGTATCACAGACTAAACTTGTAGAAAAAAAAGAACTCGAACAGATGCGTAAGCTGATGACCGAGGATCAATATCTACAAGAGATGGAATGTTCTTGGATGGCAAATAGGTCTGGTGCTGTGTTTGCAAAGTTTGTCCAGGAGATAGAAGAAAAAAAACAAATTACTAGAGTGCCATACGATCCTGGCTTTCCAGTAGATTGTTATTTTGATTTAGGAATATCAGATAAGACTTGTATAATTTTTATACAACAACAAGGTAGATCCTATAACATCATTGATTGTTATGAAAATAACAATGAAGGGCTAGATCATTATGCCCAGGTCATACGAGAAAAAGATTATTTCTACAGAAATTTTATTTTTCCTCATGACATTGAAGTTAGAGATTTATCTACTGGTAGATCTAGGAAAGAATACGCATACAGTTTAGGTCTAAGGCCAATAAAAGTTTGTCCTAAGTTACCTAAAGAAGATCAAATACATGCTGCTCAATTGTTTTTGAGTAAGTGTTGGTTTGATAATGACAGCTGCAAGCCTTTGTTAGACTCGCTTAAATGGTATCACAGGAAGTATTTAGATAAACAAAGAACCTATTCTAAGCCAGTACACGATTGGTCTAGTCATTTTTGCGATGCATGGATGACAGCAGCTGTGGCAACTGATGAGATAGATCTTAACGAACAAAGGCCTAAACAAGTTATGGCCGATAATAACTATAACCCACTAGGAGTATAAACATGGGATTTTTAAGACCGAAAACACCTACACCACCACCACCGCCACCAGCTCCAGCAGTGCCTAGTCAAACAGCTACAGCATCGCAAACAGCACAGGCTAAAATGGATGTAGCAAAAAATTTTAAATCAAAAACTATACTAACTGGCAAAGCTGGTTTGATGGATGATCCAAACGTAGTTTACAAGAAAACATTAGGAAGTGGTTAATGGGGCAAACTACAGCTGGTAAAGAACAACGAGCAGAAAAAAGATCTAGTGATCTAAACCAGGTTACAACTACTGCAAATCAAATAAAAGAAAAAGCAGTAGCTAGTGGCAATAAAATGTATGGTGGCAAAGTATCATCTGGAATAGATAAAGAATTAGAAAATATTTCTGGTGCAGTTTTAAGAGATGGTGCTGGTAATATTATTAGAAGCACAACTACTGGTAAAGCTATTTTAACATCTTATGGGGCATCACTTAAATATGGAAAAGGTGGAACGTCTACAGCTATGGGAACTGGTGATCCATCAGGTGCATTAACTTCAGTGCCAATATCAAAAGAAATGTTGAAAAGACAAAACATGGTTAAAGGAATTGCAGTAGGTGCTGCATCATTTGCTATGCCAGGAATAGGTGCTACAGCGATGCGTATGGATGCATCAAGAGCATTAGCTGATGCTGCTACACCAGATGCTGCATTTGCTGATTACCAGGCAACATTTAAAGCAAAACAAGAAGGTAAAAAACCACCAAAGAAAAGAACATTATTAGAATCATTATCACAAGGTGCAGATGCAATTTCATCAAATATCAAAACAAAGTTAGGACAATAAAATGCCAGTACCAGAATTATTTAGTAAATATAGAAAGTTAGTAGATCTTCGAAGCAATTGGGAATCACATTGGCAAGAGATCGCTGATTACGTTTTGCCTAAAAGAGCAGACGTAAACAAAGAAAGATCCAGGGGTGATAAGAGAACTGAATTTATTTATGATGGAACAGCTCTCCATGCTCTCGATTTATTAAGCTCCTCCCTACATGGCATGCTTACCAATGCAGCTACCCCCTGGTTCTCTTTGCGTTATAAAGATCCAGAATTATCTACAGATGAAAACAACGAGTGGTTAGAGTCAGCTAATCAAGCTATGTATGTAGCTTTTGATAGATCTAACTTTCAACAAGAAGTACATGAATTGTATTTAGATCTGTGTGCATTTGGTACAGCATGCATGTTCATAGAAAAAGATAGTGATGATCTTTTACGATTTACAACAAGACACATAAAAGAAATCTATGTCCAGGAAAATTCAAAAGGCAGAATAGATACAGTATTTAGAAAATGTAAAATGCAATCACGAAATGTTGTTGAGATGTTTGGTGAAGCAAATGTTGGTAGAAGAATATCAAAACTAGCAGCTGAAGATCCATACATGGAAATAGATATTATTCATGCTGTAATGCCGAACGATGAAGCAAATCCATACAAGATGGATAATAAAAATATGCCTTTTGTATCAGTATATTTTGATCCAGAAGATATGAGTGAAATATCTATTGGTGGTTTTGAGGAGTTTCCATATCTAATACCTAGATGGAGTAAATCATCTAACGAAGTTTATGGAAGATCTCCGAGCATGATTGCACTTGCAGACATAAAAATGCTCAACAAAATGTCAGAAACAACTATCCGAGCAGCACAAAAACAAATAGATCCTCCACTATTAGTACCAGATGATAGTTTTATTTTACCGATAAAGACAACTCCAGGTGGTTTAAACTTTTATAGATCTGGTTCAAGAGATCGAATAGAGCCATTAATGATCCAGGCAAATACGCCAGTAGGTCTAAACATGGAAGAACAAAGACGACAAGCTATTCGTCAAGCATACTTTGTCGATCAATTATTAATGGAGCAATCAGTACAAATGACAGCTACTGAAGTTATGAAACGTAACGAAGAAAAAATGCGTTTGCTTGCTCCAGTGTTAGGTAGATTACAAGCAGAAATGTTACGACCACTAATATCAAGATCTTTTGCAATACTAATGCGTCAAGGGATGTTACCTCCAGCACCAGAAGGATTGCAAGGTTTAGAGATTGATATCGAGTATGTATCACCATTAGCGAAAGCACAAAGAGGGCAAGATGTTCAGGCAATTGTCCAGGCGATGGAAATACTAGCTCCTCTCAATCAAGTAGCACCAGTGATGGATCTATTAGATACTGATGCGATGGCAGCACATATTACAGATGTATTAGGTGTGCCATCAAAAGTATTACGATCTAATCGTGAGATTACTGAAATGAGAGAAAGTAGACAACAAGCTGCACAAGATCAACTTGATATCGATCAAGGATCACAAGTAGCTAAAGCAGCTGGACAAGCAACACCAGCATTGAAAGAGGTAATAGGTGGCTAAAGATGAAGCAATTAAAGTAATTGAACAAATGCACAAAGACTACAAGATAGTTTTTGGCAGTGAAGAAGGACAAAGAGTTTTACAAGATTTGAAAAACAGATGTTTTTTCAATAGCAGCACTTTTGTGTCAGATAGATCTGAAACAATTTTGCGTGAAGGGCAGCGTAGTGTTGTTCTTTATATTAATAATATTTTACAAAGTAAGGATAAATGATGGAAGAAAATCAGACAACTGCTAGTGAGCAACCAAGCCAGCAGCCTGTATCGCAACCAACAGAAGAACAATCCTGGATAACTACATTACCAGCTGATCTTCAAGAAAACGACTCACTAAAAAAATTTAGTTCGTTAGAGTCATTGGCAAAGAGTTATGTCAATGCAGAAAAAATGATAGGTGCTGATAAAATTATTAAACCAAATCAAAACTATACAGATGATGATTGGTCTAATTTTTATACCGCAGCTGGTAGACCAGATGAACCTGGTAACTATACATTAAATTATGAAACAGAAAACCCAGATGCACTCAATGCATATAAAGCACAAGTGCATAGTCTTGGTTTAAATGACAAACAAGCACAAGGTATTTTAGATTATTATAAATCGATGGAAGAATCTGCACAAAAAACAATGGCAGCTAACTTTCAAGAAGCAAATCACAAAGCAGAATTAGATTTACGAAATGAATTTGGACAACAATTCAATGAAAAAATAGTGCAAAGCAAACAAGCAGCACAAACTTTTGCTAGTGAAGAAATACTAAACATGGAATTAAAAGATGGCACAAGACTTGCAGACAATCCAAACATTATAAAAATGTTTGCTGGTATTGCAGATAAAATGGGTGAAGATGTAATACGCACTGAAAGTGATGCGAGTACAGTATCTGTTGCTGCTATCGAAAAAGAATTATCAGAATTGACTATGCCTGGCACTGCGTACTGGAATAAAACACATCCAGACCATGACAAGATAGTTGAAAGAGTTTTAGCACTGAGAGAACAAAGACCATCTCCAGAAGCTGAATTAAGTTTCCAGCAGTAAGGCTGGATAGATCATAACCGCAAGGCGATCAAGACTCTAGGAAAGACTAGAAATCTAAAAGATTTAAAATCCAGGCATGCCCCATAAGGATAAGCATGCTGCATACAAACTATATCAATGAAAGGGAAAAGTTATGTCAGTGAATATAACAACCGCTTTTGTGGAGCAATATAGTGCTAATGTTCAAATGTTATCGCAACAAATGGGATCTCTATTAAGAGGTGCTGTTGATGTAGAAACAATCAAAGGAAAAAATAGTTTCTTTGAACAAATTGGAGCTACTACTGCACAACTAAGAACATCCAGGCACGGAAATACTCCGCAAATCGATATGCCCCACAGTCGTAGAAGATTATCTACAGCTGCGTATGAGTGGGCAGATCTGATCGATGATGCAGACAAAGTTCGTATGCTAATCGATCCAACGTCAAGCTACGCTAAAGCAGCAGCTGCTGCTATGGGTAGAGCTATGGATGATGTAATAATTGCAGCTGCATTAGGCACAGCAAAAACTGGTGTATCAGGTGGTACTGATACTGCGTTACCTTCTGGACAGAAAGTAGCTCATGGTTCAGCTGGACTTACTGTTGCAAAATTATTATCAGCAAAAAAAATCCTAGATCAAAATAGTGTTGATCCTTCAATCAAGAGATTCTGTATTGTATCTCCTGAACAAGTAGAAGATCTATTGAATACTACAGAAGTTAAATCTTCTGATTTCAATACAGTGAAAGCTCTTGCACAAGGCGATATCAATTCGTTCTTAGGATTTGAATTTATCACATCTAACAGATTAACTCAGGATGCAACTCCTAACCGCCAGGTTATTGCGTTTGCTTCTGATGGTATCAAGTTAGGTATTGGTAAAGATATAACAGCTAGAATAAGCGAAAGAGATGACAAATCATATTCTACTCAGGTGTACTACTGCATGGACATTGGTGCAACTAGAATGGAAGAAGAAAAAGTTGTTGAGATCGCTTGTCAGGAATAGGAGGTAGATAATGGCTAGTGTAAAAGGTGCAAACATCACATTACTAGATGCTACTCCTAGTACTATGATTGATGCTGCTCTAAATAGTGGTAACATGCAAGTATGGCATGATACTTTTGAAGCATCATCATTAGCGAGTGGATCTGATATTACAATTGCTAGAGTACCAGCTGGTGCAACAATTCACGATGTCGTATTAAAATGCGATGCTCTTGGTGGATCAAGCACATTAAAGGTTGGTGATTCAGGTGATGATGACAGATATTTAGCTGTCGTTGGAACTTGGAACGCTGCTGGGCAAACTCAAAGTATGTTAAATGGTTCGTCAGCTGGCGCGCCAACAACTGCTGTAACTGGGTTAGCTCACAAAGTATCTTCAGCAACTGATATTATAATTACAACTGGTGGTGCTAGTATTACTGGTACTATCTTTGCTTGGGTATATTACTCAATGTAACATCACGAAGGGGGCTATATGCCCCCTTTTTCATTTAACGAAGGGAGAAAAATTATGGCAAAGCCAGGATTATACGCAAATATTAATAAAAGAAAAAAAGCTGGTACATCCAGATCTAAAAAAAATTCAACAATATCACCGAAGGCTTACGCAAACATGAAAGCTGGATTTCCAAAGAAAGGTAAAAAGACATAATGGCATACGGAAAAGGTAAAAAAAGTAAAAAAGGCGATCTTAACAAAGATGGCAAAATGAGTGGTTACGAAAAAAAACGATCAGCTGCTATACAAAAAGCGATGAAAGCTCGTAAGAAAAAATGACATTAAAAAAATATCAAAACCCATCAGGTGGACTTAACGCAGCTGGCAGAAAACACTATGGTGTGAAATCTCCAGTTTCAAAGGGTGTTAATCCAAGGCGTGTTTCTTTCGCTGCCAGATTTTCAGGTATGAAGGGAAGTATGACAAAACCTGATGGATCTCCAAGCCGATTAAAATTGGCACTGAAGAAATGGGGATTTTCCTCTAAGGAAGCGGCTCGTAACTTTGCTAACAGACATAAGAAAACATAGAGGAGAAAATGGCAAGTATAGTAGAAATGTGTAACTCAGCATTAAATATGCTGGGTGCATCAAACATTATATCTTTAACAGAAGATAGTAAAAATGCTCGATTATTAAATCAACGATATGAGTCAGCTAGGGATGCTGTATTTAGATCACACAATTGGAATTGTTTAGTAAAAAGAGTAGAGCTGGCAGCTGATACAGAAACACCAGCTTTTGAATATGATAAACAATATACATTACCAGCTGATTGCTTGCGTGTAATAAAAACACAACACAGTAATAAGGTTGATAGTGATATACACAAAATAGAAGGTAGAAAACTTCTTACCGATGAAACTGAAATTAAGATTGTATATGTTGCAAGAATTGATGATGTTAATCAATATGATGTATTATTACAAGAAGCTATAGCTGCAAGACTTGCATCAGAATTAGCTTATGCAATTACGCAATCAACTGGCGTTGCTCAACTTATGCAACAAGCGTATGCAGATAAAATTAAAGAAGCTAGATACTTGGATGCAACAGAAGGTACAGCAGACAAACTAGAAGCTAACGATTTCATAACAGCAAGGTTTTAATTTATGGCAAGAGCATCTTTTGCAATTACTAATTTTACAGCTGGTGAATTATCACCGCAACTTGATGGTAGAACAGATCTAGGTAAATATTTTAATGGAGCAAAAACATTAGAAAATTTTACTGTGTTTCCTCATGGTGGTGCATCAAGGCGACCTGGCACAAGATTTGCACATGAAGTAAAAAACAGTGCAAACAAAACAAGGCTTATACCTTTTGAGTTTTCAACAACTGATACTTACATCATGGAGTTTAGTAATCAAAAAATTAGATTTTATAGAGATGGTGGTATTATTACAGAAGCTGCCAAAACTATAACTGGTATTACACAAGCGAACCCAGCTGTGGTTACAGCAAGCTCACATGGTTTTTCTAATGGTGATGATGTAATTATTAGTAGTGTAGTAGGTATGACACAAGTCAATGGTATTACATTTAAGGTAGCTAATAAAACTACAAATACTTTTGAGTTACAAAACTATGATGGCACTAATATAAATTCAAGTGCGTACACAGCTTATGCTTCTGGTGGCACAGCTTCTCGCATTTACGAAATAGCATCTCCTTATGTTACTGCTGATATACCTAATGTAAAATTTGCACAAAGCGCAGATGTTATGTATTTAGCACATCCTACTTATGCTCCAAGAAAACTATCAAGAACAGCACATACAAACTGGACTCTTGCAACTCCTTCTTTTACAAGCAATCCTTTTGGCAGCACAGATAACTTTCCATCATGTGTTACTTTTTATGAACAGCGATTAGTTTTTGCAAATACTAATAATGATCCGCAAAAAATATTTTTTTCTAAAACTACAGACATAGAAGATTTTACTGTTGGCAGTAATGCAGCTGATGGTATGACTTATGCAATTGCATCAAACAAAGTAAATGCAATACGATATTTAACACAAACAAGAAGTTTAATTGTTGGTACAGTAGGTGGTGAATTTTCTGTAACAGCATCATCATCTTCTGAGCCTATAACGCCAACAAACATACAGATAAAAAAACAATCAAGTTATGGATCATCAGAAATAGATGCAGTGCCTATTGGTAACGCAACAATGTTTTTACAAAGAGCAAAAAGAAAAGTTAGAGAACTTGTATATAATTACGACACAGATGGTTTTATAGCTCCAGATCTTACAATACTTGCCGAGCATATTACAGATAGTGGTATTACTGAAATGTCATACATGCAAGAACCAAGTTCCATACTATGGTGTGTACGAGAAGATGGGCAAGTATGTGGCCTTACTTATCAAAGAAATGAGCAAGTTGTTGGATGGCATAGACATATTTTTGGTGGTGTGTTTGGTTCAGGTAATGCAGTTGTAGAAAGTGTTGCAACTATTCCTGGAGATCTAAACGAAGATGTAACTTACTTTATTGTTAAAAGGACTATCAATGGCACAACCAGGAGATATGTAGAATATTTACAACCATTTGATTATGGATCAGATCTTACAGATGCATTTTTTGTAGACTCAGGATTAAGTTACAGTGGTGGTGCTACATCAACAATTACTGGTCTTGGTCATTTAGAAGGTCAATCTGTTACAATATTAGCTGATGGATCATCTCATCCAAACAAAACAGTATCAAGTGGATCTATAACATTAGATAGATCTGCAACAAAAGTACAAGTAGGTCTTAGTTATAATTCTACATTACAAACAATGCGATTAGAAGCTGGCAGCCAGGATGGTACTGCCCAGGGTAAAATAAAAAGAATACATAACCTGGTAGTTAGATTATTTGAAACTGTTGGATTATTAGTAGGTAAAGATACAAGTAATTTAGACCGAGTACCATTTAGATCTAGTGCAGCTGATATGGACACAGCCGTGCCTTTATTTACTGGTGATAAAGAAATAGAGTTCAATGCTGATTACGATAATGATGGTTTTATTGTCATACAACAAAATCAACCATTACCAATGAACGTAATAGCTTTGTTCCCACAGTTTACAACTTACGATGGCTAGTCTTATACCTTTTAAAAATGAACACGCACACAGCATGGTGCAAGGTATAATGAATAGTTCATACACACAAGTAGAAGAAGATCTACGACCATTACTAGATGGACTTGAAGTAGAGAACATGAGTTTTACTGCTATTGATGATAACAAAAATATTATCTGTAGCGGTGGGATAATACCTTTGTGGCAAGGTGTTTATGAAGGTTGGGTTATGGCAAGTGATTTGTCAAAACAAAATCCTGTTACAGCTGCTAGAGTAATTAAAAAGGGATTAAATTTTTTAGTAGAAAAATACGATGTCGTACGATTACAAACAGCTGTCAAAAAAGATTTTGATATGGGTAAAAAATTTGCCGAGTGGTTAGGTATGCAGCTTGAAGGTGAGATGCGTAAGTACCAAAATGAATTAGATTATTTAAGATATGCGAGGATTTACAAATGATTAAAACGCCTGGATCTCCAGAAGATAGTTTTGCTATGCAGTTAGCTAACTACGAACCAACAACTATTGCTTTAGCAAGTGCTGGTGTAGGTGCTGCTACAAGTGTAGTAAGTGGTTTTCAACAAGGAGCAGCATCAGATGCAAACGCTGCTATAGCAAATCAAAATGCAACAATTGCAGATAATAATGCAGTAGCTGCTATAGAAGTAGGAGAGCAGCTTGTTGAAAAACAAGAAGTAGATTTCCAAGCCTTTCAAAGTGATAATATTGTTAATTATGCCAAAGCTGGTGTAACATTTGACTCGCCAAGTGTTATTGAAGTTTTAGCTGCAAACAGAACACAATCAGATATTGAAAAAGCAAACATAAGATATGAAGCACAACTAAATGCCAATGCACAAATCAATGCTGCAAATCAATTTAGAACAGAAGCACAAATATCAAAGATGCAAGGTAAGTTTGCTCGTTTCAATGGTATTGTAGGAGCTGGCACATCTTTACTAGGTGGTTATGGACAATACAAATCTATAACAACACAAAACGCATTTAACAAAGCTATTATTGATAGTCAGAATAAATTTCAAAAAGATTATATTGATAATCAAAATAAATATATTTCATTGTTATCACAAAAAGGATTATTGTAATGGTAAAAATTAGAAAGTATCAATCACAAAAAAGTATTAATAAATCACAAGCTAGAGAATTTACACAGCTGCGTGTTAATCCAAATGATTTTAGTGCTGTATCAGATAAATTAAATAAACTTGCTGCAACTGGTTTGGATGTTGGTTTAGATCTATTTAGTCAACAAGAAAAAAATGATGCAATAAAATATGAAGAAAAGAAAAGACAAGAACTAAAATTATATGAGCAAGTAGAAAAAAATGAAGTTGATTATTTAGCAAGAAAACTAAAACTTGATAGATCTAATTCACTTACTGAAAATATGAATTTAGCTATGGATGGTAATGATATTGATGATGGACTAAATGCACTTGTCTTACAATATTCAACAAGTGCAGATTATCAAAATAATGAAGTAAATTATAACAATGCAGCAGAAAATTGGAAAAATAAAATTGCTGCAAAGATTGATGATGATGTAGTTAAAAGAGATTTTCTTTTAAGTTTTGATAAGAAAAAAATATCAGGTGCTGTAAGTGTAGCATCAGGATCTTTTAAAACTGGTTTGGAGTTTGCTACAAATAACTACGAGCAAGAACTGAAACAATTGTATTATGATTATGAATATGGAAATCTAATGCAACAAAAAGTAGCTGAAGATAGATTGTTTGGTAAATATGATACTGATGGTAAAGTATTAGTAGAAGGCATCCATGAAGAAGCATTTAAAAGCGGTATAATTAATACAACACCAGAAGTTGCTATGTCAGTTACAAGAGGTAACTTAGAATTTATACGAGCAAAAAAGGCTGTTGCAAATGATCCTGTTGCTTTTTTAGAATTAGCAAAAGATACAGAAAATTATCCTTTTCCAAATCTATCATCTGCCCAGCGATCTGATTTAGAAATAAAAGCACAAAACGCAGTTAATGTTATTAATAATCAATCAACTACAAGTGCAAACAAAGCCATAAAAGCAAATCAAAACGAACTAACATCAATAACAAAAATGTTAGATGATGGTAATATGCCTGAAGATGGAGTGCAGCAACTCAGCAAAATAATGTCTATAGCTGAAGCATACGATGATGATGTAACTGTGCAAAAAGCAAAAGATTATATCGCTATGTATGGAGTTTATAACACAGCATTACAAATGAATACTGGAGAGCTACAAGATGAACTTAATGAAGTTAATGCAGAAATTACGAAAAAAAATATTCCAACAGAAATATCGACAGCTACTGGTCAAGTAGAAACAATTATACCAGGTGTAACAAATGAACTATTATTGAAACAAAAAGCCTTAACGACAGTTTTTAATAAAATGAAAACTGAACTAAATAATGATTCATTAAATTGGGCAAACACTACAAACTTAATTACTTTAGAAAGTATTGATTGGGTTAATGCAAGTGATGAAGAATTTGCCAACTGGGTAACAACAAGACAAGCACAAAGTGAAATAGTAAAAGCAAAATATCCTACAACTGTAGATAATTTTTTAACTAAAGCAGATCAAATATCTTTGATGAATATTTGGCAAGATCCAAAAACAGATGTTGATACAAAAATATTTATTATGAAAAGACTTGCTACATTTGGAGAAGATACAGACACAGTATTTTCTGAAATATTATACAAAGGTGAAGGTAAAAACGAAGCTGGTTATTTTGCACACATAGCTGGTCTTATGAATACTAGAGATTTTGACATTACAACAATGGCTGTTGGTACAGATTTCTTAAATGGTTTTAGTAAAAAAGATAATACAAGTCTAATGTCGCAACAAATATTTTTTGGTGGTGAAGGTGATAATCGTTTAGATGATGTAAGAACAGTATTTAGCGATACTGTTGATGGAGCATTACATCAGGTCAATAGCACATTTATGAATAATATTTATGACCTAGCACAATTTATTTACATTGAAAGAGCTAGTGGGAGTGATAGTAAATTTTTAGACAAAAAATTGTACGCATCTATAGTGCAAGAACTTATAGGACAAAACACAGTAGGTGGCAGAAAATATGGTGGCTTTGGTGAATACAATGGACAAACAACTGTTATACCTTCATGGATGGATACAGAAAAATTTGAAGAAACAGTAAATTTAGTTGTTAGTGTTTATTCAGATGATTTGTTAAATGGACAAATACCTGAGTGGAAGTATGGTGAAACAACAGGTAATTTTAAATTAAGCAGTGATAAAGAAAGTATATTTAATAGAGAAGGAGATCAACCTTATTTATGGGTTATAGATGATGGTGTCTATGTTGTATCTTTTAATCAACCTTGGAATAATACAGATCCACAGTACATAGGTACATCTACTGGTGGCAACAATGGATATTTTGTTTTAAATCTAAATTTAGTGAAAGATAAAATATTGACTTTACAACAATAATGGCTGGTATTTTTTTTGATCCTGGTAGTCAGTTATCTAGTTTTACTGTAACTGATAAAGCCAAAGGTTTTCGCACAGATTTTGCACAAAACTACGAAGCAGCAAAAAATGATTTTTTTGCACGATTACGATCTGATTCAGAAATATCTGCATTTACAGAAATATTTACCTTAAACGATCAGATGATTGCCGAGCTTGGCGGTGAAATAAATCCAAATCCACTATTTGTAAATCATAGTGATACAATACGAGTACCTGAAGTAGAAAACTTTGCAAAATCATTTAACGATGATTTGATGGAACGAGATGATGTTTATGATTTTAATGATTTTTTAAATAGTAGAGAAGCACATCTTGATTGGTATTTTACAGAAGTAGATAGATTAAAAAAAGAACAACCAGACAAATTTGCAAATGTAAAAACAAGAGATGACATAGATAAAGAGGTTGTTGAAAATGCACAAAAAGCCTGGGCAATTAATAGAGATGTAATGGCTAATGCTCAACCAGGATTAGGTGGTTGGAACTGGGGGCAATTATTAGGATCTATGAGAGCTGGTATTACAGATCCAGTAGTTTTAGGAACTTTACCACTTGGTGTTGTAACTGGTGGTTGGTCATGGTCAGGCACTATTGGTATGCAATTTTTAAAAACTTTTGCAGTAGAAGCCTTGATTGGTGGTGTCGCAGAAACTGTAATACAAAAAGATGTTTATAAATATAACAATGATGTTTTAGATATTGAATACACAGCTAAAGAAGCTGTAACAGCAATAACAACTGTAGCTGTTGCAAGTGGTATTTTAGGTGATGTTGTTTTAGGATTATTTAGATCTGGTCAATTTACAAAAGCACAATTTGATGCATTTAATGATAGCAGATTATTGAAAAAAGATAAGGCTGCATGGTTTGGTAAAGAACTAAACAAAATGATTGATGCTGGTGATCTTAATTACAAACAAATAGTAGAGATGAGTATTAATGGTTTGTCTAAAACTGCAACCATGCGATTAATAAATAATTTACCAGATGAATTAAAAACTCCAGAAGTAAGAGCATTTCTTGAAAATGAGATGAACAAACAATTTGATGTTGATAATAATCCATTTGAAAACACAGTTAAAAATCAATTAGAACATGAAGAAAGAATAAATCAAGGCACAGAAAATTTAGTTTTAGAAAATACACCAAACGCTGAAAGACCAACTATTACATTAGACGAAGGATTAAAAGATTATTCTGCAAATAAAATAGAATTTAAAATTGATGAATTAGAAACAGATGCAACTATTTTTCAATACAAACAAGGTGGTGATGAGTTTGGTGTTACAGAAAGATTAAAAGGTGTAACTGAGTGGAATCCACATGCAGCTAATGTCATTATTGCTTATGAATTTTTAGATGGTCGTAAAGTCGTAGCAGATGGACATCAACGATTAGGTTTAGCTAAAAGAATAAAAGCACAAAACGATGGACAAGAGCCAAGATTGTTTGGTTATTTGTATAGAGAAGCTGATGGATATTCACCAGATCAAATAAAAGTTTGGGCAGCTATAAAAAATATACAAGAAGGTAGCGGCACAGCTGTAGATGCAGCAAAAATATTAAGACTCAACAAAGCAGATTTTGAAAATTTTAAAAAAGCATTACCACCTAGATCTGTAATGGTAAGAGAAGCTATTGCCCTGGAGTCATTAGCCGATGATGCATTTGATTTATTAGCTAGAGGACAAGCTGAGTCAAGCCATGCTGCACTTGTTGCACAGCTGGTAAATGATAAAAGTTTACATTTACCTATCTTGCAGCTGCTAAACAAAACAAAACCTGAAAATTTAAACAAGGCCAGAAGTATTATTTTACAAGCATTAGATAGTAAATTTAATACAACTGAACAAATAGATCTATTAGGATCAGAATTTATTACATCATCTTTAGTAAAAAATAAGGCAGATATATTGGATGCTGTAATAAAAGCATTAAAAGCAAATAAAACTTTATTTAAAGGTTTAAATTTAAACAAAACTAAAATAAACTCATCAGGAAAAAATGTTCTTGATGATGCATACAATCAAAACCAGGAGTTAATAAATGAAAAAATCTTACAACTCATCGAAACAAAAGCCCTCCGCAAAGGAGAGCCTCTTGCCGATGAGCTTAACAATGCATCAGTCTTACATGCAAATGGGAACGAAAGAGCAGCTATCGAACAATTCCGAGTCGCAGTTGAACGAGCAAATGAACGAGGCGATTTTGATGGGTTCGATGTTAGCCGATCTGGGAACGATGCACAATCTCCAGACACGAGTACGAAATTCGCTGAAGAAGAAGATCTAACACCAACAATAGAAGAAACTAAATTTAGTGAACCAGCTGGTGAAGGACAAGTATCACAAGGTAATTATTTACAAAATCAATTAGAAGAAGTTTTTGATGTAAGTGCTAAAGCTGAAAGAGGAGAGTTTGGCGTTGATGAAGTTTTACGAGATACAGATCTTATTGATAGATCTATTGTAAAACCAATATTAGAAAAAATTGATGCATCTACTATTACAAGAGCATTATTTAATATTAATAAAGCTAGAGAAAAACAAAACTTACCACCATTTAAAAATTTAGATGATGCTATCGATCAATACGAAGCAGATCAGTTAGCACTTAATAAATTAGATACTACTGAAAGCATAATGAACGAGCCTGAAAGGGTAGCAATACGCCAGGCGATAGCTAATTCATTAGAAGCAAGAAATGGACATCAACTTGCAAAAGATCAAGTATTTAGAGGAAAGCCAAAAGCAAATCGTCAAATAGTTTTTGTTATGGGTAAACCAGGTAGTGGTAAATCTTCTATTGAAGCTACACCATTAATAAAAAAATTAAGAGCTGTACTTATAGATCCTGATGAAGCAAAAAAGTTTTTTCCAGAATATGAAAATGGTTTAGGAGCTGGTGTTATACATGAGGAAAGTGCAGATGTTATTGCAGATTTAGCTGTAAGATCAGCTGAAAAAGGGTATAATATTGTATATCCAGTAGTAGGTGCAGACTTTGCATCTCTTGCAAAAAAAATATCATTATTTAAACAACAAGGTTATAAGGTATATCTACACAATATAGATATTCCTGGTGATGAGTCGTATAGACGAGCATTTGTGCGATATTTAGAAACTGGCAGATTGATAAATCATGCATATTTACTAGATGTTGCTGATAAACCTAACCTAGTATATAAACAAGTAAAGGAGAGTAATTTAGCAGATGGCTACAAAAAAATCGACAACTACGTCAAAGAAGGACAACAACCCATACTCATCGAAAATCAGGGTGGGATTTCTCTCGGAGAAAAGTCTAGCAAACAGACTAGAACAAAAGTTCAAGGAGAAGGAAAAAGAGAAACAGAACAAAAAGGTTTTGGCCTAGAAGATATAAACGAAAAATTTGCTCGGATGGAAGCCGAGATACAAGGCGAAACAGCTGCAACACCAATAACTAGAGAAGTACAAGAAAGATTAGATCTTGTAGATCAAATTAATACAAAAAAAGCTGAAACTGAAAAATTAATTTTAGAGTTAAGAGAGTTACAAAAAACACCATTTAGAAGTGCTTTTGGAAAAAGAGGTAAAAGATATGAATTTTTAGAAAAAGAAATACAAAGAAAAATTGAAGAAGTAAAAAAATTAGAAGCAAAAATACCAGTACAAAAAACTGTAGAATTATCACCTGAACAAAAAATTATAGATGAATTTAAAGATGCAGAATTTTCTGTTGGAACTAAATTAGAAAACGATGAAGTAGTGCCTGAAATTGTATCAGCAAGACAAGTGTTGAACGATATAGAAAACGACCAGGCAATAATAACTAGATTGAAGGATTGTGTAGTATGAGTCTTAATGAGTGTATTATTAACGCTAATAACGAAGGTATTATTGGCGATGCAAAAAAAACAGAATTACAAGAAAATTTTAAAGAATTTGAAAAAGATTTTATTGCACAAGGTATGTCTAAAGCTGATGCTGAAAGAGAAGCTGGTCGTGCAACATACGATGCATTGAAAGCAAATGCAGCAGAAAAAAAACGACAATCATTATTAACGATACAAGCACAAACAAGAATATTAAAATTTATACAAACATTTAGAAATGTTGCTGGTGAGTTAGATCCAGCAGAAGCTATGATTGCTGTATTATCATCTAACAACAGGATGCCTTTCACAGATCTTGAAACAAGATACACTACAGTAAGAGGTCAATTGTATTCACAAATGACTAATTACATAACAAAATTTAAAAAAACTTTTACTGGTGGTGTACGAAATGAGTATCTTATGGATGATGTAGTAAGAGAAATGTTTACTCCTGGTAGCACAAAAAATCCTATGGCTAGAGAATTAGCAGAAGCTGCCAGTAATGTTTTAGAAGCTGCAAGACTTAGATTTAATAGAGCTGGTGGCAAAATACCAAAACTTAAAAATTATGGTATGCCGCAACACCATGATCCAGTAGCATTACAAAAAATGGGGCAAGCTGATTGGATAGATTTTATTTTACCGCTGCTTGATAAGAAAAAAATGATTGATGAAAAAACTGGTTTACCATTTAATGAAGGCAGTTTGCGTATTGCACTTGGTGATGTTTGGAATACTATTACCACAGAAGGTTATAACAAAGTTCGCCCTGGTGGTGCAGCTGGTTTTGGTAAAAGTATAGCTAGCAGAAGAACAGATCATCGTTTTTTAATTTTTTCTGATGCAGATAAATGGCTTGCGTATCAAAAAAAATTTGGACAATCAGATCCATTTTCTACAGTAGTAGGGCATATTGATAGTATCTCCAGGGATATTGCATCAATGGAAGTATTAGGTGCAAATCCTAATGCAACAATAAATTGGATGTTTGATTATTTAAAAAAACAAGCAGCTATAGACGATCAACAAGGATTAAAAAGAAAAAATCAATTACCTGGTAGAACTAACAAAGATAGAACTGGTGCAAAAATAAATTTATTAAATAATATATGGAGATTGCATCAAGGCACATTAAATAATCCAGTAGATGCTTCTGTGTCCAGGACACTTGCTGGTACTAGACAAATATTAACAGCTGCCCAGCTGGGATCTGCATCTATCTTAGCACTAGGTGATTTTAACTTTACTCGTATTGCAGCTAAGATGAATGGTATACCAGCTACGAGAGCTATATTTTCTAGTCTTAGACAATTTACAAAAGGTATGACAAGCGATGAACTTGCAGACATGGCTATGTCAGCTGGTATAATCGGTGAAAGTTTTTTAACTGTAAGCTCCGCCCAGGCTAGATATGTAGGAGAAGTTTATTCACCTGAACTTGCAAAACGAGTAAATGAAACAATTTTACGAGCAAGTGGATTATCACACATAACACAAGCTGGTAAGTTTGGTTTTGGTATGGAGATGTTTAGACATATAGCTAGACAAAAAGATAAAACATTTGCAGAATTAAATCCTAAATTTAGAGGTTTTTTTGAACGTAATGGTTTAAATGAAACACATTGGAACATTATTAGACAAACACCAATGTACGAATACAAAGGCGTACAATTTATTAGACCAGACGATATTTATGCAAACACAGGTATTGGTGAAGAACTTGCTAGAGAAATAGCAAATAAATTAATGGATGGTGTTAATAGAGAAATAAATTTTGCTGTACCATCTAGTTCTTATAGAGCTAAAGCTAGTTTGATGGGTAACAGCCGACCAGGTACATTTGGTGGCGAGCTATTGTTTTCAGCTGCCATGTATAAAAACTTTACATTAACAATGGCTTATACACATATTGCTAGAGCATTGTTTGGACAAAAAAATTTAACTGGAAAAATAGGTGCATTAGCTGGATTAGTTATAAGTACAACTATTATTGGTGCATTAACGTATGAGTTAAAAAATCTTACTAAAGGTAAAGATGTTACTCCAGTAGAAAACATGGATGTAAAATATTGGTTAAATGCGATGATACATGGTGGTGGTTTAGGTATATTTGGTGATTTCTTTTATTCATCTAATAACAGATTTGGCGGTGGATTTGGTCAAACAATTGTTGGGCCAGTTGGAAGTTTTGCTTACGATTTAGCAAATATAGCAATTGTCAATCCACTTAAAATGGGTGCAAATATTTTTATAGATGATGATTACAAAGTAAACATGGGTGGCGATATATCTAATTTTATAAAAAGATATACTCCTGGAGCATCACTTTGGTATGTTCGATTAGCATTTGAAAGATTAATTGTAGATACTTTGCAAGAAATGATAGATCCAGATTTTAACAAAAAAAGACAAAGAAAGGAAAAAAGGGAAAGAAAAAATACAGGTAGAGATTATTGGTGGAGTGGTGGACAAGGACTTCCTGATAGATCACCTGAAATAAATCCATTTAGATAAATTTTTTACTTAACAATCATAACATTTTTCTATATTAATTTATATATGCTGGAGATATTCCAGCTTTTTTTTTGTTCTTTCCATAAAATTTTAATATGACAATATCATCGACTACGACTAAGAATAGCTATTCTGGTAATGGATCAGCTACAGCTTTTAACTATACATTTTTTATACCAACTAATACTGATATTCAGGTTATTGTTAGATCAAGCACTGGTACAGAAACTGTAAAAAGTGAAGGCACTGGATCTACTAATTATTCCATATCAGGTGTAGGATCTGCATCAGGTGGAACTGTAACATTTGTTACTGCTCCTACTGCAAGTGAAACTGTAGTGCTGCGAAGAAATACAGCAAAAACACAAGCAACTGATTACGTTGCTAACGATCCTTTCCCAGCAGAATCACATGAAAGTGCATTAGATAAACTCACAATCATTGGTCAAGATCTACAAGAACAAATTGATAGATCTATAAAACTATCAAGAACTAATACAATGACCAGCACTGAATTTACTGTTGGATCTACAGATCGTGCAAATAAAATATTAGCTTTTGATAGTTCAGGTGAAATTTCTGTTACCCAGGAGTTAGGCACATTTAAAGGTAACTGGGCAGCAAGCACAGATTATGTTGATCGTGATATTGTAAAAGATACATCAACAAATAATATTTTTATTGTTAATACTGCTCATACTTCTAGTGGTTCACAGCCACTTACAAGTAATGCAAACTCCGCTAAATACGATTTATTAGTCGATGCTTCTTCAGCAACTACAAGTCAAACTGCTGCTGCTTCCAGTGCTACAGCTGCTGCTAGTTCAGCATCAACTGCATCTACTCAGGCAACAAATGCTGCATCGTCAGCGACAGCTGCGGCTTCATCCGCTACTTCTTCTGCCGCAAGTTTTGATAGTTTTGATGATCGTTATCTTGGTGCAAAAAGTTCTGAGCCATCTGTAGATAATGATGGTGATGCTTTAATTACTGGTGCATTATTTTTTGATACAACTGCAAATGCTACAAAAGTATATACAGGATCAGCTTGGCAAACAGTTACAGTTTCTGCAAGTAACCAGGCAAATATAAATACTGTTGCTGGTATATCTAGTAATGTAACAACTGTTGCTGGGATAGCTTCTAATGTAACTTCGGTTGCTGGTGTTAGTTCTGATGTAACTACTGTGGCTGGGATAGCTAGTAATGTTACTGCTGTTGCTGGAGATGCAACTGATATTGGTAATGTAGCTGGATCTATAAGTAATGTTAATACAGTAGCTGGATCAATATCGAATGTTAATACTGTAGCTGGAGCTAATTCTAATATTAGTACAGTAGCTGGAGCTAACTCAAACATTTCAACTGTTGCTTCTAATATTTCTGGAGTAAATAGTTTCGCAGATAGATATAGAGTAGGATCTAGTGATCCAAGTTCTAGTCTTGATGCTGGAGATCTAGCATTTAACACAAGCTCAAATGTTCTAAAATATTATGATGGATCTGCTTGGCAGACTATCACAGCTGATACTGATGTAAAAACAAAAGTATCATCAAACGATACAACAGCTGGTTTCCTTAATGGAAAACTTGTTGCTGGATCAAATGTAACACTATCTGAGGGTTCAGATGGTGGAAATGAAACTTTAACAATAGCCGCAACTGATAACAGTATACCATTTGCGATTGCGTTGGGTTAGGAGATATTATGGCAAATAATTTTGGTCAAGCAGATGCTACACTAGCTAATAATAATTTGACTACTATTGTTTCCGCTACAAGTAATAAGCAAATTGTAATTGGTTTACTTATTTCTAATACAGGTACTTCTTCTATAAATGTAGATGCAGTAATGAATGATGGATCAAATGATAGATACATTATTAAAAATGCTCCTCTACCAACTGGCAGCTCATTAGAGTGTGTGCAAGGAAAGATAGTAATACCTAGTGGTGGAGCAATAAAAGTTAAAAAAGATAGTGGCACAGCTGATGTGATTGTTTCACTATTAACAGATGTAGCATAACATGACATATTTAGGAACGCCACCTCAAAGTGGATTTATAACCACAGCTAAACAAAGAGTAACTTCTTCTACTAATGATTATGTAGATTTAGATCACTCTATTAGTTCTATTGCTGATGTAATCGTATTCGTAAACTTTGTAAAACAAGATACAACAAATCTTACTCTTACAACTTCTACTAGAATTACACTAGGTGGAACACTTGTAAGCTCAGATATTGTTGAGATACACTATCTTGGAAAAGCAGTGAATACACAAACTCCATCTGCTGGAACAGTTACTAATGATATGTTAGCTGGTAGCATAGCAAACTCTAAACTTGCTAACTCTAGCATAACATTAAATGGCTCGGCAGTTTCTTTAGGTGGTAGTGCTACTGTAGGTGGAAATAATACACCTAATTTTAGAGCAAGTTTAGCAAACTCTCC